ACGCCGCTCCAGACAACGCAAATAAAGCCTCCTCTGCGGTTACGGCAGGTGCCAACTGGTATTACTGGCTCAGAACTCCTTACTCGTCGAACTCGTGCAATGTTCGCTATGTCCGTTCGGTCGGTAGTTTGAGCTACAGCCGTGCGTATCTCGGTGACTACGGCGTGCGTCCGCTTTGCAATCTGGACTCTGGAGTCTCTGTCTCCGATTCGACCGACTCGGACGGTTGTTATACTCTCAACTTGGATACGGGTCTGTCGGCTCCTGAAATCTCGGTATCAAACCCGATATACTGCCAACCGACGCAGGAAACGGGCGGAATTGAGGGCGGCACGGCAAAAATAACGTGGACTGAGGTCGGCAATGCGACGAGCTATGTTTTGGAACGCAGCGTCAACAACGGTGCGTTTGCACAGATATATAGCGGCACGGCAAGAAGTTACACCGAAAACGTGCTCAGTTCGTATCAAAGCTTGCAATACAGGGTCAAATCAGTAAACTCCGAAGAGGAATCGGACTATGCGACGTCGCCCGTTTACGTCGTTCAGGATAACTTTCCTCCGTTTATATCGGGTGACGAAAGCAACCTCGGAGAAAAACCGACGAGATTTTCGTATAGTTACACGATATACGACGGAGACGACGCAAACATTACCGTCAAGGAGTATCTGAACTCTACACTGCTCAGAACGTATCAGGCGGCAGCAGGGCAACAGCAAACGTTTGAGATAACGTCGGCACAGTGGGGAGCTATCGCTGTAGGCGACAATTACATCAAAATCATTGCCTCGGACGAGGCGGCGACGGTAACGCAAACGAAACACTTTACCAAAAGTGCAGGCGTTCTCGAACTCGAATACTCTCCGACAGGAAATATTGCCGTGCAGCCGAAAGCAATAAACGTCGAACTCGACCTCATAAAACCCTTTGCGGCTGGTTTACAGGTGCTTGCGTGTAATAACGGTAACGATACGCAGCCAGTCTGGGACGACATCACAACGGCTGTCAAAGCGAATATAAACCACGTATTCACAAACGGAGCAAAACAGCAGGGCGTAACCTACTGGAAAGTTATTTTGAAAATCGTGGTTATGCGAAACGATACCGAGGGAGACATCAAACTCGGGGGCGTAAAATGCGTACTCGACGCCAAAGTCGAATAAAGGAGCGGATATGAAAATGGAATACAAAATTTTGAGAGACTTCAAGAAAGGCATACTCTTGACGAGACAGCCTGAAATCGTTTCGGACGAATTGATTATTACCTTTTCGGACGCCCCCGACGACGCCGTAGCTATTTTCGAGAGTTATGCAACGGGAGACTCAATTTACAGAACACTGCAGGATAAAACTTGCAGCGTGCCTGCGGAGTTCTTAAAGGGCGAAATAAACGTAGCTGTTACCGTTATGAACGGCAAGACGTCAACGCCTGTTTTTGTCTGCGAAGAGCTTAAGGCGGAGCCTGTGGCTGGCTCTGGAGTGCTCGTTGCTCCGAATGACGGCGACTTACCGAGAATCGTAGCCGAAATACAGCTCGATATGCAGAAGATAAAAACGGAATTACAAACTGTAGCTGAAAAATATTCGGAGCTTGAAGAAAAAATCGCAAAGCTGCTTGAGGGATACGATATTACATAACTTTGGAGGTTATCTATGAAAAAAAGACTTATCTTTGCACTTATGTGCTGCTTTATGGCTTTGTCTCTCTCGTTCGTGCTTTGCGGTTTTACTACGGCAAACGTCGCCCACGCAGAAGAGGCAGCGACGCCGCTCGTAATAGGCGAAACTTATACGTTCTCCGACGACGGCGGCGAATACTCGGCGACGATTTTATCCGAAACGGAATATAAACTGCACGCCGTTCACGGCTCGGAGGAAATCGAATATAAAGGCTCCTATACATACCTCGACGGCGTGCTTACGCTGTCCGCAATGGGCGAAGAACTCGGGCGATTTTATATACAAGGTTCTAACCTTGTTAAAGTGGTCGAAAGCGACGTTACGCCGCCCGAAAATCATACTTTTCTCGGAAGAGTGCAGGAATGGCTCGAAAATAACTATATTGCCCTTGCGACCACCGTAGGCGACATCGTATTATTTATAGTATTTCTTGTAAACTTTATTAAAAGCAAGAAGAATATGCTCGGGCTTTCCCGTGATGTCAAGTTTACGTCTAATGCCCAGTCTGACGTTGTTGACGTTGTAAACAATCTTATCGAGGGTTACAACAAAATCGAAACCGAATTTGCGGCATACAAGAAAAACGAGACGCAGAACTATGAGGCGGTCGGTGCGGTTATCGTCCAGACGCAGGCAATTCTCAAAATACTTATTACCGTGTATGCAAACTCGAAGAACTTGCCTCAGGGAGTAAAAGACCTTGTAAATCTGACGTATGCAGACTCTCTCAAAAAGCTCGGGGACGTGCCTGCATTGAAAGAATCGGTAGAACAGGCGTCGGCGTTGCTTGAATCGGCAAACGCAACACCTGCCGTAGAGGAAAACAAAACGGAGGGATAAGCTATGAAAAATGCCACGAAAGGCAAAATCTTAAAAGCCGTCGCTATCGGTATCGATGTGGCGGCTCCGCTCGGTGCAACGCTTTCTCAGTTTCCTATCTGGGTTGAAAAAAGCTCCGCAGCGACGGTTTCAGGTCTTTTCTTGGTGTTTGCGTTTCTCTCCGTAATTCCGTTCTTTAACCAGATAAAAAACTGGCTTAAATCTCCGTCGATTCCCGTGCTGTTTACAGTTCTTGCCATAATGGCTATATGTTTAAGAAACATTATAGACCAAATGGTAATGATATTTATAATAGGTGCGGTGGCAAACTGGGGCGGCTCGTTTGTTTATAAAGCAGGCGACGCCGTCGAAAAAAAGCCAGACGAAAAGAAAGAAACGTCGGACGACGGCAATGAGGTGTAACGTATGCAAACTATCAAAAAAGACGATTATGAAAGAACGCCGTCGAGAAGTCTCGGAACGGCGATAGAAAAAGGCGGAGCGGCTAAAAAGCGGCTCACACGGAGTATTCTCAATAATACTGGTATCTTTGTCGGGTTCTTTCTTATTTTCGTCGTAATCGTTGTTTTTACGACGGAAATAAAGATAACGTCGGTAGAGTTCTGGGCTCAACTCGGGCTTACGTTCTTTATCTTGCTTTTCTGTTCATACAGTATGTATGTCAACTGCTCTGACAGTGGTTTGAAAGCTGGCAGGGTAAGTGACACGTATCAGGACTGTAAAAACGAATACGAGGGACTTAAGGCTCAGATAATCGAAAGAAAATATCAGTCGAGGCTTACCGAATTTTGCCGTTATTACATAGACAGAGAACTCAAGGAAACTCGGACGAATATTCTCAGCGAGGTGGGTATCTCGTATGAAAAATACATCGACAAATACGTCGGCAAAGACAAAAAGTTGCTGCAAACAGACGAAAGCCTGTCGAAAGCTCAGATAAAGGCGATAATCAGGGCGAATCAGACAAAGCCCGTAAACCTGACGCCTGAAATGATTTTTAAGCGTGGGCGAGGGAACGGACATCGGTCTCCGCTCGGAATAAAACCTGAAACGAAACGTAGCGTGCATTACGTCGCAAAGTTTATTCGGACAACAATCACGTCGCTACTTACTGGTGTAATTGTGCTCGACGTTATAAAATATCCGACGTGGGCAACGTTTGCGGCGTGCTGCCTGAAACTACTGCCCGTAATACTCAACGGCTTTATGGGGTATCGTATGGGTTACGAAAATATAACTGTCGATACGGTCAACTATATGCAAGACCAGAAAGACCTTATGCAGCAGCTTATAGAATACGCCTCTACGACGCCAGAACCTCAGTCTGAACAAGTAATAGAGGACGAGGTTATTGTCGCTCCTGAGGTCGCTGTGGCGGCAGAAACAATATAATAATGTAAAAAGAAACAGGGCACCGATATACTCAGTGTCCTGTTCTTCTTTGGTAACGGCACCAAACTCCGAAATAGTCCTTACGGACGAATATTCGAGGGTTCGGATTATTACCGCTTGGCGGAGTAGGCGAGGATAAATTTGAACCGCCAGCTCCGCTTTTATATTCTTCTTGAGCCTCTTTAACTTCCGCTAAATCGGCGTCAACGTCAATATTTTTGTCGTGTTTGCCTTTGTCAGGCGAAAAGTTGAACGTTATCCGCAGCTTATCTCGGAATAACACAACCTTTCGTATCAAGAGCTGGAATATCGACTCTTTGAAATCGTCGTTGGAAATCTGTTTGCCGATAAACTGCTTTAAGAACTTTGCATAGTCTTCTTTGCTTGCAATGTTCTGTTGTTTTATTTTTTCAGTTTCAATTTTACTCTTAATAACCTCAACGTCTTTTTCAAGCTCTTCAAGGCGTTGCTTTGTAGTCTGAGTGAAGATTCCCTCTTCGATAGCCCTCATAATGTTTTTGAGGGCTTTTTCTTTTTCCTTGAGTTGACCTTGTAGGTTTATTACGGTAATGTTTGAGGCAAGTTCTTCCATTTGAATGGCGTATGCCGTGTCTACGATTGCAGGAATAAAGCCGCTTTCAAGAACGTCGCAGCAAACCTTAAATACGGTGTTTTCTATATCGTCTTTTTGAACGCTCGGCATAGTGCAGCCTTTACGTCTCTTTTTATCGAAACACGTGTAATAGAAGTAAACCACGCCTCTATGGCTTGTGCCAGAATCGCCAGTCATAAGCGAACCGCACTCTCCGCAATAAAGTTTACCAGATAAAAAGAATTTCCCGTAGCTTTTACGTCTGGACGGAGCCCGTTTGTTTGCGGCGATAATTGCTTGAACTTTCGCATAGGTTTCCATATCGACAATAGGAGGGAGGGTGTTTTCAAATATCTCGTCTCCATATCGAACAATGCCGATATACTTTTCCAGTCTTAACATACGATAAATCGTATTCGGGACGAAAGGACGACCGAATTTGTTTTTTATTCCTCGTTCAGCAAGCTCCTTGCATATATCCTTAACGATTCTTCCGTTTGCGTAATCTGCATAGACCTGTCGGACTATTTCCGCCTCTGTTTCGTTTATCACATATTTTTTGTCTTTAATATCGTAACCAAAGAGAACAAAGCCTCCCGTGTATTGACGTTTTTGTCTGGACTCGTTCATTCCTCTGCGTATTTTCTGGGAAAGTTCTGCCGAATAATACTCTGCAAGTCCGATATAGACGTTTTCAAGCAATATACCGTCGAGATTCTTGCTGCCGTCAATGTTTTCGGAGGTTCTCTGTGTTGCGGAGATAAGCAATTTGTTGTTCTTTCTAAGTTTCTGCTTATTTACAGCAACCTCGATAGAGTTTCTTCCGAATCTGTCAAGGGCATAGACGAGAACTATGTCCCACGGAACTGGTTTTTCGGCGTCTTTCAGCATTGTTTGAAATGCGGCACGATTATCATTGGTTCCAGTGGTGGCTCTGTCTATATATGTATCAATAATTAAAATATCGTTTTTTTCGGCAAATTCTTGGCAGACTCTGAGCTGTCCCTCAATGGACTGTTCGGTCTGTCTTTCGCAAGAATAACGTGCGTAAATCACGGCTTTTTTCACTATGCAAACCTCCTGCAAAGTAATCTCAAAAAAAATTAGTTTTTTTAAGTTGCTTTGAGTTGTAAATTTTTTTTGGCAAGTTGCATTATGCAAAATTTTTTAATTTATCGACTTGCCTTTATTTGATAGCCAAAAGCCATTGTAAACAGGCGTTTTTCGGCTATGCATTTGCATTACATTTGCATTGCTCGTGCATAAGGTTTGCTTTCCATTTGTAATGCATTTCCTATGCAAAATTATGCAAATAAAATCAAATCAAATAAAAAGAAATTAAAAGAAATAAAATAGACTTCGTCTATGTCAGATAGACAGAATACGTGCGTGCGTGAGCGGACGTGTACACGATTATTTTATATCTTTATTTTTTGATAATTATATTTGTTTATCTCAAAATATTCCCAAAAGGGCTCGGGAACATCTTCAACTCTATTACTTATTTTTTTGTCACAGAATTGCTCAAGAGCTCTTATTGCCGTTCTTTCCTCTTCAGTGGGAGAAATCTTTATGTGACTACGAGTAACTGTTCTAATATAATACACAATAAACAAGTATCCAAAAATATCCCTAACTTCATTATTCCTCGTTTCCATTATTATTTTACTTACGTCGTTGTCCTTAAGCGTTCCCTGTCTACCAAAATCAATATATTCTTTACTAAGGTTTTGCAGCAATGCTTTAGCTGAACTTTCTGCTCGTTTTATATCTTCGATATTTTTATAAGGAGCAAGCGTGCTCACTATCCTGCTGTAGACTGGCTGCAGCTCTGGACGCAAGGAGTATTTGTTTTTATATAAACGACAAAACAGTGACAGTAAAAAAATACCAACACTTATAGAGATAAGAGTGATTCCTATTTCTATGCCACCGTCAGAGCAACAAAAAATTATACCAAGACCAGTACCACAAATAAGAACAACAATACTTAGTGGAACATCTTTCCATTTTCTCATTTATCCTCTCCTTGACTTTCAAAAATCTCGTAAGCCTTTGCAAGCAGCAAGGCTTTTTTTCTTGTGTCGAGTTTTTCGCAAACCTTTAAGAGTTCTGTTTCTATCTCCGAAAGCTCACGAGTGTGTGTTTCGCCGTTGGAGAGAGTTACTGTATTGTGATGTCCGCTTGTAATGGCAACAGGGGCAGAAGCTCCATTTACCACGTTTACCGAGTTGTCGTCTGAAAAGTAATCAACATCAACACCGAAATAATCTGCAATTTTCTTTACATTTGCTGCACGAGGCGGCTTTGAAAGTGTTTTCCAACCTGTAGGGGCTCCTTTGGAGAACCCAAGTTCGACAGCAAGAGCCGTGATAGATATTCCTCTTTGCCTGCATAGACCATTTACCTTGTCGTAGAAATTCATAACTAAACCTCACTAAACTTTTTTTGAAAAAACTAAGCGAAACCCTTGACAAAGCCATTTTACGGTGCTATACTAAACACAAGTAAACCAAACAAGGGCAAAAGTAAGCAAATTAAAGCCCTGAGGTTTGCAGCGGCAATGGCTTAGTTTGGTCGTATAAAGTTTATTCGCAACAAACACTATAGCACCAAACTAAACCAAAGTCAAGTAAATTAAACCAAATCTTAAAAGGAGGTGCCTATGGATAAGAAATACTACACCTGTGCAGAGGTAGCACAAATCTACGGCGTAAAGGTCGCCACTGTATGGTCTTGGGTGAGGGACGGAAAGCTCGGAAGTGTAAAAATAGGTCAACGCTACAGAATCAGGCAGCAAGACCTTGACTCTTTTGAGGTGGCAGAAAACAAAGATTAACAAGGTTTAGGAGGTATCTATGCAGCAACTAAAACAACTCAACAAGGTAGTAAAAGAGGTTCTGGAAGAGAACCCCGAAACACGCAGGAGCGACATTAAACTTATTATGGAGGTTTTCAAACGCAGAGGCGTAAATACCTCTGAATCGTTTGCAACACTGGCTGTAAACGGTCAGCTCGCTCAAATGGAATCTATTACAAGGGCACGCAGAAAAGTGCAGTCCGATTACCCAGAACTCAAAGACGACCACGCCGCAGAGCTCAGAGCGGAACGGGAGGAAGTCTTCAGAGAATATGCAAAAACACCAGTATAAAAACAAAAGGAGATTACTTATGAATTACAACGTTTACAGGGTTGAGAAAGTCAACGATTACAAAAACAAGGGCGATTCGCTCGATTACAACTACTCTAAAGACTTTGAGGAGCTCAGAAAGCTCAGGGGATACGTAACGCAGGACTACGTTATCTCAGACTCCGAGTTCGAACTTGGACACGTTTATTTTAACGGAGACCTTATTAAGCCTCTTGAAAAGGTTTCGTCGTTCGAGGGAGAACCCGTTAAGGTAATTCCTATAAAAACAAGCATCGAAGTGAAAGACCTTAAGCTGGGCGACCGATTCAAATTCGGAAAGACAGAATTTGTAAAACTCGACAACTCTCACGGTGGTTGTTTGTGTCTTGCGGCGGACGTGCTGTTCAAAGACTGCTTTGACGAGGACAACCAAAACAACTGGATAACTTCCTCGTTACGAAAAAAGCTCGCAAGAGTTATCGGAGATTATATCGAAAACAAAGACGCATTGATTCCGTTCGTTAGAGACCTGACAACCGACGACGGTATAACAGAATACGGCAGCTGCACAGACGTTGTTTCACTGCTCACTTGCGACGAATACCGCAAATACAGAAAGCTCATTCCAAGCTGCGGAAAGTGGCACTGGACGATTACGGCGGACAGTCTGGAATACTCGTACTTTGTTCGCCTTGTCGATTCGGGCGGTGGTTTGTACTACAACGGTGCGTATTACGGTGGCGGCGGCGTGCGTCCGCTTTGTGTTCTGAAATCTGACACTCCCGTCGAGACGGTATGACTGTAGAGTTTGAAAACTCTCCACCAATGATAAAAGACGTGCCGCAGCTTGAGCTTAAGCTCTTTGCTAAAAGCCTTGTTGCGGCGGTCAAGCAATACAAAATACAACAGGAGGTAACGCAATGTCAGGAGCAACCAAAATAGAAACGAAAGAAAAGAATTTGCTCGACTGCACGCTGCAAGAGGTTGAGAAAATGCTCGAGCCCTTGTCAGACGACGACAGAGAGCGTGTCGCTTCTAAAATGTGGAACGACTATCGCAAAAGATTAGCGGAGGCGTAAAAATGAGCCTTGAAAAAGTAAAACTCAAGCACAATTCTCCAGAGTGGCTGCAATTCCGAAAAAGCGGAATCGGCGGCTCTGAGGCAGCAGCAATACTCGGGCTTTCTCCGTTCAAAACAAACGTTGAAGTCTGGGAAGAAAAAGTCGGACTGAGAGAGCCAAAAGATATATCGGATAACCCAGCCGTCAAATACGGCAAACAGGCGGAAGATATGCTCGTAAAACTCTTTGCCTTAGACTTTCCCGAGTATAAAGTCAGAACTAACAAAAATGTGGTTTACAGACGAGGTTTTATGTTCGCCTCGCTCGACGCCGAACTAACAGACGGGCAAGGACAAAAAGGGTTCCTCGAGTGCAAAACGACAGAAATACACTCTAAGACAACGCTCGAAAAATGGAATCGGCACATACCAGAATACTACTACACTCAATTACTTCATTACTTCGTAGTAACTGGCTGGGACTTTGCTTTTTGTAAAGCTCAGCTGAAACAAACAGGGCTAAACGAAATGCCCGAAACGGTATCAAGACACTATCCGTTTTTCAGGGGAGACCTGAAAGAGGATATGAGGTATCTCTACCTCAAAGAAAAAGAGTTTTGGGGCTACGTCGAACGGAAAGAACGTCCGCCGCTGCTCCTACCAAACTTCAGCAAAGACTAAAAATATTTTGGAGGACAAACAAATGTCAAATGAATTAACCCTTGTAATGCAAACTCCCGTTGAGGAACTTGTACCTAAGCTCCTTGCGTGGAACAACCAAGAACTGCTCGCCGCCGTGCGTCAACGCCTGACGATGTATCAGGGCATCTCTTATTTGGAAAACGAAATAGCAACCGCTAAAGCGGATAAAGCACAGCTAAACGCTTTCTGTAAGTCTCTTAACGACGAACGTATCCGTATCGGCAAAGTCTACTCGTCGCCTTACGATAAATTCAAGGCAGAGGTTGACGAGGTTATCGGAGAGGTAAAGACTGTCGTCGGAGAGATTGACGCACAGGTAAAAGCCTATGAGCAGCAAAAACAAGCCGAGAAACAGAACTCAATTATCGAATACTACAAGACTGTTGTCGGAGAGTTTGACGGACTTATTCCGTATGAAAGGATACATAGCCCGAAATGGCTCAACGCAACAACTTCATTGAAGTCCATTAAAGCGGACATAGACTCGATTCTCACGAACGCCAGAAATGCGATAGTAGCAATCGAGGCTCTAAAAAGCGAAAACGAATCGCAAATTAAAGCGTTCTTTTTCAGAACGTTGAGTTTGAGCGACGCTCTTACGGAGAACGAGAGGCTCAAAGCCGAGAGCCAAAGAATTACAGAGCTTGCCGCAAAAAAAGAGGCGGAACAGGCTGCCGCAGCGGTTCAAACACAACAGGTAACCGTAGAGCCTGCGGCTGTAACGCCGAAACACCAGACCGTCAGGTTTCAGGTTGAGGGAACTATTGAACAGCTCAAAGCTCTCCAGAAATTCTTGAGAGAAAACAACATCAAATATTCAGCCATAAAGGAGGGCTAATAATATGGCAAACGTAGTCGCAACAACTCAAAAAAGTATCGCAAAAAAACAACCGAAATTCTCGGTATTTATGTCTCAGGATAACATCAAAGCACTTGTGCAGCAGTCGGTTGGTAAAAACGCACAGAGCTTTACCACGGCGATTATATCTGCTGTCAGCAATAACCCTGCACTTGAAGAGTGCACTCAGAAAACAATTTTGTCGGCGTGCTTGCTTGGCGAGAGCCTTAAGCTCTCTCCGTCGCCGCAGCTCGGGCAATACTATCTTGTTCCGTTCAACAAAAAGGACAGATACGGAAATATTCTGGAAACCAACGCCCAGTTTGTTCTCGGTGTAAAAGGTTATAAACAACTCGCTATGAGGTCGGGGCAGTATCTTGACATCGACGTCCTTGAAATAAAAGAGGGCGAATACAAAGGGCGTGATAAGCTCACGGGCAAACAACGCTTTGAGTTTATTGAAGACGACGACGAAAGAGAGTCTCTCCCGACGGTCGGATATATGGCTTATTTTGAATTGCTCAACGGGTTCAAAAAGGTTATTTACTGGACGAAAAAGAAAATGCTCCACCACGCAGACACTTACAGCCCTGCGTTCAGAGCGGATAAATATGAAGATTACATCAACGGAAAGATTCCGAAAGAGGAACTCTACAAATACAGTTCGTTCTGGTATAAGAACTTTACGGAAATGGCTTTCAAAACATTGCTCCGCCACCTTATAAGCCAGTGGGGCATTATGAGTATCGAAATGCAGACGGCTATCGTTTCCGACGACGCTGTAATCGGAGAAAACGGCGACCCTGAATACGTCGAATATAATGACGATTCCGCAGCTGTAGAGGCAGCAGGGGCGTCAGGACAGCCCGAAACCGTCTCAGCTGAAGAGCAAGGCGAATTTGATTTTTTCGGCGATAACGCTTAATAGGAGGCGTTTATGGAGTTTCAAGTTTTAGGAACACCCGTCGGGAAACATCGTCCGAGATTTTCTACGGTGCACGGCTACGCTCAGGCAATTAAGCAAAAGGAGGACGTCTATTACGAGAACCTCGTTAAGCTATGTTTTTCACAGGCAAAACCCGAGGGTTATGACCTGTATGAAAAGCCGTTAAAGGTTGAAATTCGAGCGTTTTTCGATGTTCCTAAGGCGTTCTCCAAAAAACGAACAAATGAGGCTCTGGAGGGCTGCATAAGCCCTCTGAAAAAGCCTGACGCAGACAACATTGCAAAGATAATCTGTGACGCTCTGAATGGAGTAGCATACAAAGACGACGCACAGATTGTGGAGCTCATAGTCCGCAAGTGCTATGCAGAAATGCCGAGTGTAAGCGTGATTGTCGAAGAGTTCAGGACTTAAGCAGGAGGCAAACAATGGCAAAAGAATATTTCCCTCACGATTACTGTGCAAGGTTGACATTAAGAGAGATTCGCAAGGACTACGGTCTCGAGGGGCTCGGCTTTTACTGGTGTTTCGTTGAAATGCTGCACGAAGAGGGCGGCTACATTAAAGAAACGGAACTTGAAAGCATTGCATACGACCTAAGAGTTAGTATAGACCTTGTGCAAGCTGTAATCAGAAACTACGACCTGTTTGTTATAAAAAAAGGAAAAATCAGCTCGGAAAGAGTGCTTAGAAATATCAAAAAGAGAGCCGAAATATCCGAGGCGAGAAAATCTGCGGCTGAGAGCCGCTGGAACAGACAGGGCGAACAACTGCCGCTGGCGGATATACCTACAGATGAACAAACGGCAGATATGCAAACAGCAAAGCAATTCTACATTGCAAGCATTGAACGTTGCTTTGATAGGTTTTTGGAAAATGCAAGCGGAGACACGCTCTTGTTTTCAAAAAACATTTACGACTATAAGGGCTTATTTGACACCGTTATAGCAGAAGTAAAAAGCAAGGACTACGTAATAATCGACCGTAAAAATGTGCCAGTGTATAGATTTTTGCAAGTAATACAAAGACACATCAAGCAAAACGGAGACATTAAAAATCTCGCTCAGGCGTTGAACGACGTGCAGGACAGATACGTCAAAGGCAAGATTAAAAACAGGGCAAATTACCTTATCTCTACCCTGTATAACGCCGCTCTCTTTGATTGCGGCGACGAATAATAACTCAGGAGGAACAACCGTGAGAACCGAACAAACAAATGCAGCAAGAGTAGCAGGAACTATTGCTACCAGACCTACCACTTTCGACTGTTGCGGAGAGACGTTTTACTCTTTTACACTGAACGTCAAACGCTCAAGCGGAAATATAGACGCTGTCCCAGTAAATATTTCAAAATATTTGCTCGGAGACGCAAAAGTTGGCGACAATGTCGCTTTCACTGGACAAATAAGGACATACCAAAAGTTTATCGACGGCAAAAATCGTCTTATTATTACTTTTTTTGCTCTAAGCGTAGACGAATACACGGAAGATATTAACGACATTGAACTTATAGGCTTTTTCTGTAAAGAGCCGCAACACCGAATTACTCCGCTCGGACGAGATATATGCGATGTAATGCTCGCTGTAAACCGTTCACGAGGTAAGTCCGACTATATCCCGTGTATTGTGTGGGGTAGAACGAGCAGACACATTGCGACGCTCGAAATTGGCTCAGAAGTCAGAGCTATAGGCAGGCTACAAAGCCGTCAATATGTCAAAACCGACGCAGACGGTAACCAGACCGAGAGAACAGCTTACGAGGTTTCTATCAACAGAATAAACGCCGTAGGCGAGGAGGAATAGTATGTATGACGCAAAACGTGGTTACGGCTTGCAATTAACCAAGTTCGACGACCAATATGAGGACAGTATCATTTATCGAGACAGCAAAGAGTCAATTATAAATCTTGCCGACAAAATTATTCGCAGTTTTGGCTACAACGGTCTTTTATCACAACTCAATGAAATGCAGGGCTATGCTTTATACAACGATAAAATGAGCGGCAAATTCACTGAGGAGGAATTAGAAAAAAGCTGCTGGTCTAATAAATACGATATACCAAGCTATTTTATTAACCTACTGCTTAAAGAGTTTAATATGTGCGTGCTGGGGTGGTAAATGAGAACAAAAGACGACCTAAAAATATTGCAAGCACTTCCGTTGGAGGTTAAGGTATGGAAAACCGAACAACGCATAAGAGAGTGGGTTAGTTACTTTGGCAAAGATAATGTTTGCGTTTCATTTAGCGGAGGGAAAGACAGCACGGTCTTATTGCATATTGTTCGTAATTTATATCCAGATGTAGAGGCTTTATTTGTTGACACAGGGCTTGAATACCCAGAAATCAGACATTTTGTCAAAACATTCGACAATGTAAAAATTGTAAGACCTCAGATGAGATTTGACGAAGTTTTGCGTGAGTATGGTTATCCAGTAATCAGCAAAGAGGTTGCGAATTGCATTTATTGGGCAAAGCGAGGAAATCAAAGCAGAATCGAGAGACTGAACGGGACTTGGAAAAATAAGGACGGAGAAAAATCAATTTACAACAAGGAAAAATATGCTCCGCTGTTAAATGTTGATTTTAACATAACAGACAGGTGCTGCCAAATTATGAAAAAATCGCCAGCCCACAAGATTAAAAAAGCCCAGATAGTTGCAACAATGACCGAGGAAAGCCTTATGAGATACTCTGCGTGGATAAAAACGGGCTGTAATGCTTTTAACCTCGGAAAATCACAACCTATGAGTTTCTGGACGGAACAAGATGTTTTGGCTTATATCAAACAATCCAAACTGCCTATTGCGAGTGTCTATGGCGATATTCTCTACAAAGGCTCAGACGGCGGTTTATACGAAGATTGTTTTTGCGACGGGAAACTCTGCACAACTGGAGCGAAACGAACGGGCTGTATTTTCTGTATGTTTGGTGCCCACTGTAAAGACGACGACAGATTTGTAAAGCTGAAACAGACGCACCCTCGACAATATGAATATTGTATGGGCGGCGGAGCTTATGACAATGACGGAATGTGGAAACCAACAAAAGAGGGTTTGGGAATGAAACACGTCATAGATACGATAAACGGAATTTACGGAGACGATTTTATTATGTATTAACAATCGGGAGGACACTTAAAGATTGTCGCATAAGGCAAATATGAAAGAAAAACTAAAAAAACTATGGCAATGGCTCAGAAAGAACGTTCTCAATCGAGAAATGCTCGTCTGGGTGTTGATAGCGGAAGTGATTTTCTGGTCTCCGTGCATTGTCGCAGGCTTGCTTGCGGTATTTGTAAATAGTTGGTGGTGGACGGCGTTCGGAGCGGTTATTGCGTTCTGGTCGGCACCGTTCACACCTGCTATGCCGCTGCAGCTGGCTTTAGCCGTCGGACTTAAGAAACTTTATCACGCTATCAAAAAACGAAAATCAAAAAAGAAAGAGGAGGCAAAAAATGCTAAAAATCAAGAAAGACGTTGACATTAACAAACTTACCGAGTGTGGCTTTGTGAGTTTCAGAGTGTCGAGGTCGCACACGAATTATTACTTTGCAAGCAGACAGGGCGTTATGTTGCTCTGCAACAATGTTGTAAGGGAAATTTGGCGAGACGAGATATACGAAGACGACACTCGCATACATAGCGTGCCAAAATACCAAAAACGAGGCGTTGAACCCGAAGACGGTCTCTACGCAGCTATTAAGGCAGGGCTCGTAATAAGCAAGGAGGAAGAGGACGCAAATGAAAGTAAAGAACTGTAAAGGCTGCGAACACTGTAAACGCCGAGTCTGGAGTTCCTATGTTCAGCCGAATAACTATCACGCTATCGGAGTGAGTCACGCTTACGCTTATTGCGATAAATATAAGATTCGCTGTTCTGACATTCGGACGTGTAACGAAAGACAGCCAGAAAGCGAAATAAGGAGGTAATTATGAAAAAAGTAAAACCTATAACAAAAGCCGTGCTCAAACTCGCTCTCCCGTTGCTTATCTCTATTTTAGCGATAACGCAAGCTGTATGCACAGGTATGGCAATCAACGCAGAAGAAACCTTTGCTGCACTCGGATACGGGCAGGCAGCATTATCTACTGGTGTAATCGCCTCGTTTAGCTGGGCGTATCGCATATATCTCATAAAAAACATTAAAAAGGAGTCTCAAAATGGAAAACAAGGTAACATCTGAACAAATTGAAAGAATCATTAAGAACGGCACGCTCGAGGTTCAAACGCTTGGAGACAAAACTACTCTTGTAAAGTTCACGACGAAAGAGGGGTTTGTAATTGTGGCGACGTCGTCCTGCGTTTCTCCCGAAAACTACGATAAGAAAATCGGCGAAGAGCTGTGTATAAGGGACATCAGAGATAAACTCTGGGAGCTTGAGGGTTACAGGCTGCAAAAAGAACTCTGCGAAACAAAAGCAGAAACAGCAAAAGAAAGGGTCGAAAAAGAGGCAAACGAGCTGGAAAGCCGTGTCACGTCTCTTAACGGTTTTATCGGGACGCCTAAGTTTGATAACCTGAATGACGCCGCAAAAGACTATCTTATTCGTCAAAGAGACGTTATGTGGCAATACCTTGTAATTTTGCGTTGCAGGTTGTCTATTTGGGAGGATAAGGCGTGAATAAACTGTTTTTAATCGGCAACCTCACGAAAGACCCTGAGTTCAGCACAACACAAAGCGGTTTATCTGTTTGCAGGTTCGGAATCGCCGTAAACAGACCGTATCAGACGAACGGCGAAAAGACTTGCGACTTCTTCACGATAACCGTTTGGAGAACGCTCGCAGACAACTGCGGCAAGTATCTTAAGAAAGGCAGCAAGGTGGCTGTTACGGCTCAACTGCAAAACCACTCGTATGAGGATAAAGACGGCACAAAACGCTCCAGAAACGAAATTATCGCAGAGTCGGTTGAGTTCCTTAGCGGAAACCGTAACGACGCTCAAGGGGTGGCGGAGACGCCTCAATACACGGACGACGATTATCCGTTCTAACAGGAGGTCTTATGACAAAGAAAAAAGACAAAATGCCTATCGAAGTAATCAGGGCGACGTTCTCTCCAAAAGTAACGATAGAGGAGGCTCAGGGCGTTTTTAAGGCGTCCGCCACCGATAAGACCGTTAGTCAGGTTATCGAATATCAAAACGACGTTGAAAGAAACCATATTTTGAACGCTGTCTCCGATTTTATGAAATCTAACGGAATCAGCACTGCGTATCTTCTCAATAAGGACGTGCTGACGGATATTTTAATCGGTGGCAATAAACTTGCTATAGAGCGTGATTCGTGGAAAAAAGAATACAAGCTCGCCGCAGCGGCTAATAAACAACTTGCAGAGGCTCTCGATAGAAAGTGCGATACCTGCCCAGCTATGGAAAGGCTACAGAAAGAAAGAGATTTGTTTGAGCTTATGCTCTTTGCTGTTGTCAGAAACAGCGGCGTGCTTTCTCTCGGTCTGACTCTACATAAAACCGAAGAGGAAATTTCAGAGAAAACGTTTGAAACAATCGACGAACTCAAAAAAATGATTGATATACCGAAGATAACCGAAATTATGAATCAAGCGACCAGACGTCGCAAAGGAGACAACAATGAAAAGCGATAAAAAGAACTACGAATTTGATTGCAACAAGTGCCTGCGAAAAGGCACCACGGTGTGCCAGCACTGTGCATACGCAATAACGCCGAGCGGCAAAATGAGTCGTCCCTCATTCTACAAGGAAAAAGAGGAAAAGGCTCCCGATAAAAACATTGTTGTCGTATGTGTCGTCGGACGCAAAAACGGCGAACTGCTACCGAAAGAACAGCACGACGCAGCAAGACTTAAAGATATTAAGGCGGCGGTTAATGAACGCCTTAAGGACGGTAAGTCTATCCCCGACGAGTGGATAAAGGAGTATAACGAACTCAGCAACAAATAAGGAGGCGTTTATGGCGAGGCAAAAAATGTACTTCAAGTACGAGATACCGACAAGTATTGTGGAAATAGTCAAAGCGGTTTGCAGTGACTACGACCGCAGGGAAAAGCAGATAAAGCACGGCATAGTAACGGGCGATGTTCTGGCTACTTATGTGCGTCTTAACAATATCGTCGATTGTGCTCTCGAAGACATTGAAGTCGGAATCAGAAAAGATATTCTCAAGGACATACAGTATCGCAGAGGTTACGACTTTTCGCCAGCCTCGCCGCTTATATCCAAGAATACATACTATCGGCGTAAGAGAAAACTTATATACGATATAGCTGTCGGACTTGCTCTTATGTAGGTATATATAAATAATAGAAACTATAAACCAGTTATGTAAGATAGTATCTATATACTACTAAAGCATATCGACAAAAGCAAGCCCCAGCATAAATGGTGACTATTCATACTTAATCAAGTGCTAAAATAGATTTTAGAATATGTGCCATATACCCTTTGAGGTTAGAGCCCTTTTATTCCAAGCAGGAGTAACTGGGCTCATTTTGTTTTCAGGAGTAACGAAATGAGTCAAAAAAAAGATACAACGCCGAAAAAGAAATCGGCAAATAAAAAAGGAGCGGTTAGAAACGAAAAAGGTCAATTCGTAAAAGGCAATGTTATAGGCGAAGAGACACGCTTTCAAAAGGAAAATGCTGCTGCCTGCAAATTCAAAGAGGAATACTGCGACAAGATAATAGATTTTTTCGGTAAGCCTGCTACCAGAGTGGAATACAAGGAAACCTACTTTAAGGGCGAACTTACATCAAGAACACCTGTCGTGGTAGCAACAGAATACCCGACGTTTGAATTGTTTGCTGCGAGTTTGGGCGTAACTACTGAGACCGTAAAAAACTGGACGGAAATAAGCCCCCGTTTTAAGGTCTGTTACGCACGTGCAAAGGAAATGCAGCTCGGAAAGCTTACGGCAAATGCGGTTTCGGGCTTGTATAACCCTGTATATGCCAAGTTTGAGGCTGTAAACAACCACGGCAAAGCCGACAAGCAGGAAGTTGATACAAACGTCGTTACAGGCGTAGACGATAAAACGCTTGCAATTATACAACGTGTGGGAGAACGGCTCAATGGCAAAAAAGAAGACAGCTAAAATATCCGCCGCCACCTATGGCGAATACATACAGCAGATTCTTAAAGCCGAGTTTGATTATTGCCGTGACAACGTTGTTTACTGGGCAAACACCTATTGCGTTATCGAAGACAAAGACTCTCCCGAGATAATTGTCCCGTTCAAAGGCTGGGACGCTCAAAATCAGACGCTCAGAGACTTTGATACCTATCGTTTGAATCTTATACTCAAGGCTCGACAAATGGGTATTACGTGGATAGCTCTTTACTATTGCACGCACGACTTAATGTTTAATCTCGGGCATACTGTCGTGGCTCTTTCTAAGACGGAAGACGACGCAAAAGAGCTTGTCAGGCGTATGAGTGTTATTCTCGATAACCAACCAGAGATATTGCACGCAGGCGGTCTAAAGTATGTGGCGACGGCAAGCACGATAACCATTACGGACGGCGGCGGACGTCTGAAATCAACGTTTAAGGCTTTTCCTGCGTCTCCTGCCGCAGGGCGTTCATTTACAGGCAATATTCTGCTACTTGACGAGTGGGCGTTTCAAGAGGCGGCGGACGAAATCTGGACGTCGGCATATCCGACAATAAACCGTCCTACAGGCGGTAAAGTAATTGGACTGTCTACTATAAAGAAAGGCACGCTGTTTGAGTCTCTCTGGACGTCAGAGAACGCCTTTCATAAGATATTCCTCTCAGTGTTCTCAGACCCTCGTAGAACGCAAGAGTGGTATGAACAGACGGCTACGGACTTAGGCGTTAAGGTTAAGCAAGAATACCCGAGAACTGCGGAAGAGGCTCTCAGTAATCTCGGCGGTAGCTTTTTCTCGGAGTTTGATTATAGTCTGCATACTTGCGAGCCTTTCAAGATTCCGTCCGACTGGACTATTTACAACACTATGGACTACGGTCTGGATATGTTTGCTCATTACAAGGTAGCAATCGACAATGAGAAAAATGTCTATGTATTCCACGAAATTTATCAAAGCAATTTGATTATATCGGACGCAGCGGCAAAAGTGCTGCTCGCAGAAAGTGTTGAGAATGAGGACGGCTCGGTATCTCAGTGGTATCCGCCGAGAGTTAGGCTTGCTCCACCAGACCTTTGGAATCGCAATCAAGAGAGCGGAAAAAGTAAAGCCCTCGTTTTTGAGGAAAACGGTCTCGAGCTTGTAAAGTCAAACAACGACAGAAGTGCAGGCTGGTTGTCTATAAAAGAGTTATTAAAACCGCAGTTTACGCCTGACGGAAAGAAATATGCTCGATTAAAGATATTCCGCACTTGCACGAACCTCATACGGACGTTGCCACAGATTCTAATAGACGAAAAGAACCCAGACGATTGTGCGAAAGAACCTCACGAACTCACGCACGCACCAGACGCTCTTCGTTACTTTGCAATCTACTGGACACAGCCGCCCGAACAGCAAAAGCCTAAGCGTGTTAAGTATAGAGCCGATATTCTGGAGGACTACTTAAACGCCTCAGAGGCTGAACGACAAATAATTATCAAGAAATATGGAGAACCCGACCTATGAAAATAGAAATCGAAGACACCAAACTTACGTTTTTTCAGGAACTTTACCACGAGGCAAGGTCTTTTTCTGACGAAACGTATAGAAAACTGGAGCAACACTTGCAACAGTATAAAGGCTCAACGAAAATAGACGGCTCCGATACCGAGGCGACGCAAATACGAAACATAACGTATGAACTTGTCGAGTCTCAGGTAACGAGCTATCTTCCGAACCCAGCCGTTACTCCGAAAATGTTTAGCGAAAGGAACGAGAGAAACGCCAAAAGCATTGAGTATTTACTCAAAAACAAGCGAAACGAGCTCCCGTTTGAGAAACTAAACGACCTCGACGAGCGATACAACCCTATCTACGGCGGTTCTATCTGGCTTATTGAGTGGGATAACTCGATAGTCACACACAATACTGTCGGAGATGTCAGAATCAGCTGCTTGAGTCCTAAACGCTTTACAGGACAGCCGAATATCTACGACGTTAAGGATATGGAATACTGCTTTATCGAGTTTGAAACAACAAAAGAAGAGATAGTCCGTAAATACGGCGTTTCCCCTGCGGTGGCGGAGGATACCGAGTCTGAAGAAAGTGCGGACGATAAGACGGCAACGCTTTATGTCTGTTATTACAAAAACGACGAAGACAAGGTCTGTCAATATGTCTGGAGCGGAGATACCGAACTGCTCGACATCGAAGATTATTACGCAAGGAAACGCAAAATTTGCAAAAAGTGCGGCAAACGAGAGGAACTCTGCACCTGTGACAAACCTGTTTACGAGACCCTCAACGAAGAATACGAGGAGCTTATCGAAGACGTGCACCTTTCGGACGGCAACGTAATTCCTGCTATGAGCACCGTAATCAAGGACGGGCAGGTAGAAATGACTACCGAAAAACAACCGCTCTATCTCGATAACGGACAAATGGCGTTTGACGACCTCGGTTTGCCGATTATGCAAGACGTTCCTGTTCCGAAGACCGAACCGACAAAATTACCGTTTTATACGCCGAATATTTTACCTGTTGTAATCAGAAAAAACACATCAGAGGAAGACAACCTACTCGGACAGTCTGACTGCGAATTTATCAGACCGCAGCAACAGGCAATAAACAAGATAGAAAGCCGTATCGTTGAGAAATTGCTCGGCAGCGGCGTTTATCCTATTGTTCCCGAGGGTTTTACAGGAGACCTCGACAACAGCCTCTGGAAGAAAGTTTTTAAGGCGACACAAGCCAATTATAAACTTTTCGGGAGAGTTGATTTGCAGGTAGACATTTCTCGAGACGTGCAACAGGCTGAAAGGCTTTACGACCAAGCCAAAAGACTGCTCGGTATTACCGATAGCTATCAGGGGCAGTATGACAGCTCCGCTCAAAGCGGTAAAGCAAAGCAGATACAGGTAGCTCAGGCGGCAGGACGTCTCGATAGTAAGCGGCAAATGAAAAATGCAGCTTATGCGGAAATCGACCAGATAATCTTTCAGTATTATCTCGCTTACGCCGACGAGCCAAGACCTGCAACTTACATAGACGCTCAGGGCAGGCGGCAAAACTATATGTTCAACCGTTACGATTTTATTGAGAGAGACGCTGCAGGCGAGTATTACTACAACGACGAATATCTCTTCTCTACGGACGCAACAATCGACGTTGAAAAATCGAGAGAGACGCTTTGGCAGGAAAACAGAGCCAACTTCCAGCAAGGTGCATACGGAGACCCTGCATTACCACAGACACAGCTCATATTCTGGCAGAATCAGGAAATGGCTCATTATCCGTGGGCACACGATAACGTCGAGCGTATTAAGGCTGAAATTGCACGTCAGCAAGAATTGCAGCAAATGCAGACGCAAATTGACGGTTTATCAAAAGAGGTTGACGGCAGAAAAGGATATGAGGAATACCTCCTCGAAAAACTTAAAGGAGGAAATAAGCAATGAGAAAACTTAAAGACCCTATTTCTACATCGAAAGTGACAAAAACACCGCAAATTAACCTCGGTTACACGGAAAATCTAAGAGATGTGCAACCGATAGACGGAGGCACGTTCAACACTCCTAAACAACCGCAGTTTATTAGCCCTGAGGAATTGCTGAGAACGAGGCAGAATCTGGATACAAGTTATCTTCAAAACATCAATGGCTTAGGCGAACGTTTACCGAAAGACCTTGTGACGCCAACTGCACCGACGTATGCAAATGCAGGTGTATCGGGCGACACATCGCAAACAACTACTCCGACAACTCCGACGCAGGAAACGCCGTCCTCGACTGAGCCTGTAGACAGCTATGAGCAATGGCTGCAAAAAAACTCTGAGACATACGAAAAGACGTATAAGGACACTGTGGAGGCTATTGATAAAAACGCACAATCTGCAAAGCAGGCGGCGGAAAATCAAAGAATACAGGCAGAACAGAACGCAGAGAGGGAAAGGGAGCGTGCAAATATTGACGCTCGTTCCAGTTATGCTCAAAACCTGTCTCAATATGGCAAAGTAGGCGAGCAAATGCAAAGTATGGGCTTAAGCGGTAGCGGATACGGAGAATATCTGAACGCTCAGGCTTATGCTCAGCAACGAGCTGAACAGCAAGCAGCAAACGCAAGTGCGACCGCCGCCAAGAGGGACGCTCAATATACTGCCGACCAGACAAAACTTGCTGCCGACCAACAGACTAACAGCGACAAGCTTAACGCAAAGCTTAGCTACGAGCAAAACGTCAACCAGAACGCTGGCGAGCTTGCTAAGTATCAGCAACAGAAAGCTGAAGAGGCAAAAGCAAAAGCAGAACAAGAAGAGGCGGAAAGAAAGGCTGCTTACGCAGAACTGCTTTCGCAAGCAAACAGCGGCTCCTATTCAAAAGAACAGCTCCAAGAACTTGCAACAAAATACGGCTTATCCGAAAGCGATATTGCAAGTATTACAGACGCAGCCGACAAATACAAACAGTCTAAATATTCCGAAAATTACGCAAGTGCTATCGACAACATCAACCAATACGGCTCTGAACTCGAGTCTGACTATCTCGACAACCTGCTCGAACTCGATTATATCTCTAAAGAGCAATACGACTCTCTTAAGGAAAAATACAACAACAAAGTTGCTCTCGAATCGAAAAAGAAAATCGAGGAAAGTATGGAAAGCGGAGACTACAGCTCTATTGAGGCTACTCTCGAGAACGCTGACAAACTCTACGCCGAGAAGAAAATTTCCCAGAGCGAGTATCAGGATATTTACGGTAGAGGGCAAGAGGCTGCCATTTCTGGGCTTGTTGGTAAAGACTACGGCAGTAATTTTGCTGACTCGATTAGCGACTTTACCGAGGCAAACAAGGAGCTCTACGATATGTATGCTGCAGGAAAGCTGTCTAAAGAAAAATATGACAGCTTGAAAGCAAAACTCAACGAGAAAAACGCTAAAGGCGTTACCGTTTACGTTCAAGGACTCGGCAGCGGACGCAAGAACGACGACATCGACATTACTATCGGTCAAGGCTCCAGAGATAAAAAGAAAGAATACGACTTGCTCTGCGGAGACGAAGTTACAGACCCGAACGCTAAAGAGGCTCTCAATAAGCACGCCACGGGCGGAACAGGAGCTCCGAGCAACGGAACCCTCGTCGTTTATGCAGGCAAAATGTATATCTACACAAAGAAAGGCTGGCGAAACGTTATCAGCGACCACAGCAAAATCGAGGACGCAATCGCAGATTATCTCAAAAACAACAAGAAATAACACTCAGGGCAGGAGATTTATATGTCTACACTTTCAAAACTTGCACAATACAATAACAACAACGGCGTAGCACCTACTTCGGTAGGTGTTGCGTCCAAAAAGGAAAGCACGTCAACCCTCGGAAAATTGCAGAACTACGCTCAACAGGCGGCAGAAGAGCAAGCAAGAGCTGCTCAAGCTGCCGCAGAGGGCGAAAAGAATAATGGCGGTTTTTTCGGTGGACTTGGCTATCTTGGAGAAAAGATAGGTCTCGGTTTTTTGAGTGGAATTGAGGGTATCTGGGACTATACTGCAGGCGGACTTGCAAAACTATTCGGTGCCGACGATTGGGCTGAACAGCAATTTGCTAACGACTGGGTAAACTACAGTCACGCAGACGAGTGGTATAACCCGTCCGACGGCTGGAAAGTTGCAGGCGATGTCGCAGGCGGTATCGGAACGAGTTTGCCTGCCATTGCTGGTGTTGCCGCCGCAGCTGCCATTGCTTATTTCTCTGGCGGTTCGCTTTCAGGCGTGTCGGCAGGTATCATTTCTGGCGTTGTTGCTGGACTTGGAGCGGCTGGTAACGCCACCAAAGAGGCTTATAGAGAGACAGGCGAGCTTGGCGGTAAAGAATTTGGTTACGGTGCATTAAGTGGTATTACAGAGGGTGCTGTTGAGGGTTTATCCTCGGCAATCGGTGCTGGTACTGGTGCTATCGTCAAGAATATTTCTAAATCATTCGGCAAAGAGGTTGCAAAAACAACCGCTAAAGCGGCAGCAAGAGAAACCGTCGGAAAAGCTATCATTAAGGGTTTTGTAGGCGAGGCGTTTGAAGAGGGACTCTCTGAGTTTCTTGACCCTTATTGGAAACGTCTTACATACGACCCCGAGGCTAAGAACGCAACTGCTCAGGAAATCGGTTATGCAGCTCTTATAGGCGGTCTTAGCGGTGCTATTATGGGTGGTTTTGACGCTACCGTGCGAAACACCTCAAATACCATTAGAGGTAACAATATTGTCAATAAAGGAACCGCTACCGACGTTATAACAACTGCGGAAAATATTGCGAATAGTGATATTTATACCGACCAATACGAGTCGTTCGGAGCTGTTAAGAACATACTTAACGAGCTCCAGACAAGTATGCAGAAGACCGACGGCGAAATCAGAACGGTTAAACAAAAAATGCTCCTCGGATACCTCGAGAGAGCAAATACTTATACCGTTTTTGAACCTATGGTTCAAAAAAATGCCGCAAGAATTGTCGCAAACGCCGACGCTATTGCGGAACGTCTAAATACCTATGGTTATACGGACGCTCAGGGAAAGCCTATTACATATACGGCTGAGCAAATTCGTGCAGGAATCGACACTACCAACCCGAAATCTTACGCAAAAGCCCTTAAAACAAATAATATCCTTAGAACGCTTGCCGTAATCGACGCTACGGGACAACTCTATATGGATACAAAGAAGTTTGAGGCGGCTACGCTCAGAGGCGAAACTTTAAGCTCTCAGGTAGACCTCAACAGGTTTATAGAGACTGCGTCGCAAGAAGAACTCCACTCGGTGGCGGAAAAGCTCGACATCGCAGACTGGCAAGGTCTCACAAACGAACAATTCAAAGAGAAAATCGTCGCCTTTGCCGAACGTGGCGGAATTGAAGAGTATCAGACAGAACAACGCACAAATGCAGATATAAAAGCCGCCGCCGACGCTGTTGATGTGCAAAAGGCTAAAACCAATATTCCTCAGAAGTTTACGGCAAAGAAAGACGGCGTAACCAGATACACGCAGGGCGGCGTTGATATGGCGGTAATAAAAAACGGCGATTCATACCGTATCTACGACTATGAATCTGGCAGGCTTTCAAAACCGCTTACCCTGCAGCAAGTCAACGAAAGACTTACCGAAATCAGAGGTAAAGTTGATTCTGTCGTAAACACAGCCGCAGTTGAGCCTACGACGACGGAAGAAAGCCGTCAGGCGGCGGAAATAGACACTTATGCAGCGGAGAACATCTCTGCATATTCTAAGCTTAGCGACGCAAATAAAAGCCTTGTGCGTGGCGTGATTCGTCAAGCCAGAGCCGCAGGAATAAGCGAGGCAGATTCTCTTTCCTATGCTCGTGTAGCTGCTCACGCAGGGATAAACATCAGTTTTGATAAACAAGCAAAAGTAGGCGACATCGAAATTCTAAAGGTCGGCACCGACGAAAGCGGAAACGCAATTTATGCAGACGGTGTCTATTTTCCTGAGACAAACTCGATTTATGTCAACCCTGAGGCAAAACGCAGTCAGGAGCGTTTACTTATTCACGAGCTTACGCACGCCATATTTACAACCTCAGACGGCAAGGTCTTTCTTATGGACGGCGTCGATAAAATGTCCGCCGCCGAAAAAGAGGCTATCATTAAACGCTATGTTGAGGCTGGACACGGCGGCACGGTCGAAATTATAGACGAAATTAACGCTCACTTTGCCGAGGGACAGCTCCAAAATAAAAAACTGCTTAAAAGATTAACGGAAGAAAAACCGTCGTTCAAACAAAAAATATTGTCGTTTTTCAAAAAGTCGTCGTCAGAATACAGTTCCGACGAACGGTTGTCTGGCGTTGCAAAGAAACTTTACAAGCAATACAAAAAGATGTTTGACTCTTTTGCGGCGGAAAATCAGCATAACAATGCTTTTGAGCCTGTAAAAATCACTGAGGTGGCGGATAGTTCCCGTATGGCATTGTCAGACGCCCTGAAAACGCTCGGAGAATATAGCGAGACACGCAAACGTCATATTGAAAGCCGAGAATATGATACTATTTCTCGTGATTACAACGAAATTTCGGAGTTTATTAAGTCTGCAAATAAGCTGGCTCCTGTAAAACGCCTGCACATCGGTACAATAAGTGACACAACGGCAGATTTGGTTTTCAAAAAGACTGGCGTTGATATAAAAAATTACGATTTTGTTCTCGCAAGCAATTACATTGCCCACATTTTTGACGGTCACGGGGACGTAAATGTAGAAACTCCCAGAGGACAAAAGGCTGTTACTTTTGCAAATATTGAGAATATTCTCGAAACTGTTATCTCACCCGACGATGTTTCTTTGGTTAGTGATAATAACGGGACGGCATTACGTTTTGAAAAACGTTTAGACGGTCGGAATATAGCAATAACGGTTACCTCCACTAAAAAAAGCACCCTTACGCTTAAGAGTGCTTGGATAATCAATGAAAGTGGAGGTCGTGCACCGTCAGCAAATGCAGTAGCCCTTGCAGGAACGTCCGAAACGAGCGGCAGAAACTCCACTACTCATAGTATATCCAAAAATACAGAAAAAGTCAACACTAAGCAGGCTAAAACGCAAAAAAACGTAAAGTATGCTCTTCCTGAAACCGATAGTAGAGGCAAAAAACTCACGAATGAACAGCGAAAATTCTTTGCCGATAGTAAGGTTGTCGACGAACAGGGTAGACTGCTTGAGGTGTATCACGGAACAAACAACGAGTTCTATACATTTGATAGCGGTAGGGTTGGTAAAGGTATAGACCAGTTCGGCTCAGGTTATTACTTTACAACAAACAAAGACCACGCAGGAGCTTATGGAAGTAGGACGATAGAGGGGTACTTAAACATTAAAAACCCATTTGTTATCGAGGTCGGCGACAAAGGTGGAACTATAGACCAGTTTTATAGGCAACCTGTAACACAATCTCAGGCTGAACAGATACTAAAAATGCACCCAGATATTTTTAGCGTAGAAGATAGTCCTTTGGGTAATTTTAGCGAACGATACTGGACTGAGGGTGCCACCGAATCGGTTATACGTGAGGTAGCCGCTCAAATGAACGAAATCGGTATGTTTATCGACAACACTATGTTTGGCTATTATCCAAACGAGCTGAACGCTGCTATAAAAAAGGTTTTAGGTTATGACGGTATTCAGGTAAACTATGGCGAACACGAAAAGTATTTTGTTGCTTGGGAACAAAACCAGATAAAAGACATAAAAAACTTAAAACCTACAGCTGCCGCAGATATACGTTACGCACTGCAACTCGGCGACGAACAAATAACAGTTGACAGCGAGCAAACAAAAAATTTAGTTGCTCTTCATAACTTATCCGAAGATAACCTATTGAGAGTCTTGCAGCTCGGAGGCTTTCCTATGCCGTCTATTGCTGTCACTCGGGTTGATTTACCACACGAAAATTATGGCGACATAACCATAGTGTTTGGTAAAGAAACCATAGACCCTGAGTTAAATAGCAAAAATGTTGTTTACGATAGAGACGCTTGGACGCCGACAACGCCGAGGACTGACGTAAAATTAAAAAAAGACTCTGTCGATACCCTTATTAACAGTCTCGAAAGCGAAGTTAGCGAGTATGGGGGCTATAAATACGATGTTGATAGATTTTTCGACGGGAAATATAAAAATGGTGCTGGCGAATATGTCGTCCCAGATTATAATTTCAATCAAAAGACTATCGGAGAGGAGGCTACCCATTATGCTGGAATAATGGCGGCGTATCTCAATGAAAAAGGAATTGACATAAGTCCTGTATATGCCGAAAAAAACTTTACTATGGGGTGGCAGACTTTCACTCGTTCCGAGGCAAAAGCTTTACTTGAAAACGTAGGCATAACCAAAGATATTACACGGGAAAATGTAACAGCAGAGCAACGTAGCGAAATACTTGACAAATATATTCGTTACAGAGTTAAACACAACTACTCGTTTTTCAAAAAACGTAAACCCGACATAACTTTTGAGGAGTTGTATGACCGAGCAAAAAAAGACTACGACGACGGAGACGTTTCGCAACTGCTCTTTCTTGCTGAAGATTTTTATAATCAGAACAGACCAAAAGATGTTCTCGACAATGGTGCCACAGAAAGCAAGCTGAAAAAAAGTATTGAGGATATGAACGACTTTTACTCGTGGTTTTGGGATAAAGTGGAAAGCACGTTTGAGAAAAAAGGCGTTGATAACGACTCAGATGTGTTTGATAGGTCGGGAAATAGACGCTCGTTTGAACAGCGGCACTATTCCTATACCGTTGGAAACATCGTCCGAGCTATGTCAAAAGGAACTCAAGAGGGAAATACAACCTTAGGTATGACGGCTGGAGCCCTCGCTGCAAAACTCTCCATTCAATTTGATAGCATAGACTCGATACGAGCAGCAAAAGACTATTTGCAGCTTGTATCAAACGAAGATATTGAGGCTTTCAATAAAAAAACATATGAAATGTATGACGAAATTGTCTCGGAAATTGCTGGAAATTCTGGAGATATTACGAGCAACCAAAGCCGCAGGGACGATGTGGGCAACATTCTTGGGGAATGTGCCACCGTCAAGCCTCTTACGGTTGAAAATATCCAGAAAAAATTTGCAAAAGAGACAAAAGGATACGACCTCGGTTATAAGTTTAACGATAAAATTGCAGGAAAGGTCTTGACTTTCTTCCAAAGCCTCCAACACGTTCCTACAACCTACTTCGAGGCAAAACCACGCAGAGCCGTAAAGCTATCCGAGATTTTAAGAGTAATACTGCCTGAAAACACAAGCACGGAGCTTATATCTCAGCTCAAAAGTAAGCATATTTCTTACGAGTTGTATGACACCTCAAGGCAAAATGCAAGACAGGATATAATCAAGGGTATGGATAAAGCTCGTTTTGCTCTACCCGACACAGACTCTACAGGGCAAAAATTATCGCAGCAACAAAGGGAGTTTTTCTCAAAAAGTAAGGTCGTTGACGGCGACGGACAACTTCTTAAAGTCTATCACGGCAGCAAAGCGTCTCCGACCGTGTTTGAAAGTAGGTATATATCTAACTGGAACGCTTTTGGAAAAGGCTTTTACTTTACTGAAGATAGAGGTAGGGCTCAGAGATACGCTAAACCGAGTTTGTATGAGTGCTATCTAAATATCACAAACCCGTTTGTAACCAACGATAGAGCAAGCCTTGATTTGCTGTATAAGAGCATAAACAATACTCAGCAGGATATTGCAGAATATTCCAGTGAGAAAGGTATAGGCGGCAGCGAGTTCTGGCAAATAAGTAATTATCTTGACGACATAGGTAGAGATGTCTCGAAATTCATACGGGAGCTTGGCTTTGACGGCATAATACACGATAGTTACGGAGTAAAAGAGTTTGTTGTTTACGACTCGAATCAAATAAAGCTTGCAAGTAACAAAACGCCGACCGTAAATAGCGACATACGCTTTGCTTTGGACGATTCCGACCAAGACGTCAGAGGCAATTATACGGCAGGGCAAAGGGCAAAATTTGCTGCAAACAACACGGCAATGAAAGTCTACTCTCGTTCGGACGCAGAGTCTGTTATAAGTGCCATTATGGACGAACGTCTTACGTTTGACGACGGAAAATACGGCGTTCTTGCTGGTAAAAACAGAACTGAGGTTGTCAATTACCTGTTCAAAAAACTCAACACGGTAAAAGAGGGGTATAGAATCGGCGTTGCGTTAAAAATCGCAGATTACCTCATTGATAACACTACTCTGTCGGATATGTATGCCGCCGAAACCGTTTCTGAGTCTATGAGGACACTCTCGGCGTTGCGTTATTATATGCACAAAATGGACTTGAGTGGTATTCAGTCGGAGATAAAATATAGATACGACAATAAAAATACTATCAATTTGCTCTGGGCTGCCCCAAAAGGCGAAAGAGGAATTGCTCCTGACACGCTCGCTCAATCATTAGAAAGCGACGGAATATTCTTAAGTGGCTGGAACGGGGCGGATATGTTCTTTGAAATGGTCGATATGTATGAATCGGCAAGACGAGACGTTCAAGAGAGCGTGC